AGAACTGCTGGCTGAACATGGTGTAGAGGGACGAAAAATTCAGCCGGTCATCCTCCGTCCACGCCTCGCCCGTGGCCTTGCAGGCCAGCGCCTGCAGCTTTGCATAGCCCCCCAGCCGGGAGAAGCTGACGTAGTTGATGCGGGAAAACTTGTAAAAATCAAGGAACTCGTAATAGAGCTTATTTTCCAGCGTGTCGTTCTTTGCCGGGATGAGCCGGGTGACAGTGCCGGGAATTTTCACGGCCTCATAGTATTTGAGGACGGAGACACGCTTATTGCCCTCCTGCACATAGAATTTGTTCAGGTATTCGAAGGCAATAATAGGGGTGTGGATCCCCTCTTCCAGATGGGCGTCACAGAGGTTCGACCACTTGACTGCAAACTCGGTGTCGTCGTCCAGAAGAGGCATGAAATTGGAGGCAAAGGCGGTGTGGCGTCCGGCGGTCTTGGTACCCACGATGCTCTCGGCCGGGATGTCCACCAGACCCAGAGGCTCCTGCGCCACGATGTCCACATCGGTGAGGATGTCGTCCAGCACCGCGAGATAGGGCGACTGCCCCCGAGCCACATTGACCCGGTAGGCACGCTGGCCCGCACGCTGGGCGCTGCGGTAATCTTCTATCATAAACAAAACTCCTTCTGCTTTTTCAGCAAGCGAAGAGGGATACTTTCCTCTAAGGGATAGTATAGCATGAAAATCGAAATTATGGGAGACTTTCTCGCCGCAAGGTGTTGCTTTCGCACAAATTTTAAGGTACGATAAAAGAAACACACGTTTCTTGTGAGGTAAGCTATGCTTTGTGAAACTCTTCCCCGGCTGGAAGCCGACGAATATCCCGGCGGTCTGTGGTACTACGAGCCCCACACCTACCAGCCCTACCGCTATGTGCTGGGGCGGGTGGGCCGCCGCCCGCTGGTGTGCATCGGCATCAACCCCAGCACCGCCCAGCCCGGCGCACTGGACCCCACTCTGAAGAGCGTCGAGCGTCTGGCCAACGCCAACGGCTTCGACAGCTGGATCATGTTCAACGTCTACCCCCAGCGGGCCACCAACCCCAACGACATGGACAAAACGCCCGACCGCGCCCTCTGCGACGAAAACCTCCGCTGGCTGCAGGCCGTGCTGGCCCAGACCGAGCCCACCATGTGGGCCGCATGGGGTACTCTGATTGAAAAGCGGGACTATCTGCCCGGCCTGATGCGGGAGATGGTTGCCCTGACGCGGGAAAAGAACATTCCCTGGGTGACCTTCGGCCCCCGCAGCAAAAAGGGCCACCCCCACCATCCCCTCTACCTGCGCAAGGACTCCACGCCGGAGCCTTTCGATGTAGAAAACTACCTCAACACCTGTTTTGAATGAATCTCTCAGGGAGGGAATTGCATGACACCGGAACGATATAAACGACTGACAGACTGGCTCGAAGGACATCCCGCCCTGCGAGAGGGCATCATCCTGCTCAACCGATGGCTCCCCCTCGTGCCTTTCGTCTGCTATCCGGTGCTTCTGGTACTGCTCAACCTCCGGTGGTTCAGGATGCTCACCATCGGACGGGGCGGCGGCGCTCTTGATTTTATGCAGGTCATTGCCCGGGCCATTCTCGTTCCGGGTCTGGCGTTCGGGCTGGGGACCATCCTGCGGGCGAGGCTCAACTTTCCCCGCCCTTATGAGCAGCCGGGCTTCGTGCCGCTGGTATCTAAGGAGACCCACGGCAATTCCTGCCCTTCCCGCCACGCACTCAGTGCCGCCGTCCTCGGGGTGGTGTGGCTCTACTTCTACCCTGCCGTCGGCGTCGTGATGCTGGCCATCGCCGCCCTCATCTGTCTGCTGCGGGTGCTTTCTGGGGCGCACTTCGTCCGGGATGTGCTGGCAGGCGCAGCCTTCGGGCTTGCGTTCGGCTTTGTGGGGATGTGGCTGCTGTGAGAAGCCTTTTGCAAAAAGCGCAAAAAAGTTTCAAATTTCTCTTGACAGAACCCCGGGGCTATGGTATTATACTTCTCGCAGCGTGCTTCGACTCACAGCTGCAAACCATATCAGAACCCAATGGGATAACAACGTGCGCCCGTAGCTCAGGTGGATAGAGCAACTGCCTTCTAAGCAGTGGGCCGGGGGTTCGAGTCCCTTCGGGCGCATTGATGTGGTGCCCATAGCGTAGTCGGTTAACGCGCCAGATTGTGGATCTGGAGACCGTGGGTTCGAGTCCCACTGGGCACCCCACTAAAAAGACCCGCGAGCTTATGCTTGCGGGTCTTTTTCTATTGTGGGGATGTCCAGTGGGACTCGAACAGGGCGGCGACGGCGCGTCAGCGACGGCGTAAGCAATCAGCCCAGTGGGCTGTTGCTTAGCCCGCGGGTTCCAATCTCTAGGAATGTCTATCGCAACAACAACGCTCTTTACTCCCTCACCCATCTTATAAATAAAACTCAAACAAACCAAGGCCGCAGCCCAGAACACCTTTCCGTGTTCCACGCTGCGGCCTTTTCGTATTTCTCAGCTTCCCAGCTGCTTCAGGATATTGGCGATCTCATCGTTGGAGTAGCCCTCCTTCAGCAGTTCGCTGCGGATGGCCGTGTCGCTCCTGCCCTGCCGGTAGAGGCGGGCGGCGCTGTAAGGTACGATGGTGCCGCCGCCGGACGACAGCACTGACCCGCTGCCCGAGCCTCCCGAACTGCCCGCACTCTTTGCCCCGGCGTTTGCCGCAGCCTGCTGGGCGCTCTGGGCTGCCTTGGACTGCTTGAGCGCCCATTCGCCCTTGGCGATATTCAGCTTTTCGCTGGTCACATTGTTGTTGAACTCCTGCTGGCGCAGGGTGTCCTGATACTGCCGCTCCGCCTGCTCGTTTTTGTACTTCTGCTGGGCAAGGCTGTCCTGCCGCTGGGTCTCCTGCATCTGCTGGTCCCACGCAGCGTCAGCACGCTCGGCCGCGTAGGCGCGGTCTTTCGCGTACATATTATATCCGGTGTTGGCCAGCGCACCCACCAGCGAGCCGATGCCTGTGGTCCCGGTGATGGCCAGCTGCACCGCGTCGCCGATGACGCCCAGAATGCTCAGCACACCATTGAACGCCTGCTTGCGCTTGGCGATGGCCTGCTGCTCCTGGTTGGAATAGTAGCCGTACAGGGTGTCCAGCCGGCCCAGATAGTCCTGATAGCGGCCATAGTCCTGCTCGTAGGCAGCATTGTAGGCGCTGCCCTTCCGGTCGAGCTGACTGTAATAGTCCGACAGCTCCGCGTTATACTGCGCCTGTGCGTTCTGCTCCTGCGTGTTGAGCTGGTCGATCCGGGTCACGACATCGTCGCCCTCACTGTTGTAGGTGTCCAACGCCAGCCGGTAGAGGGACGGCAGGGCGTCGTTCAGCGCGCCCATCTGCTGCTGGTACGCCTGCTGGGCCACACTGGCCGCATAGCTGGAGCCGTAGCCGCCGGTGAGGGCCGCAGCCTGTGCGGCGGCGTCCGCGCTGGCGTTGCGGGCGTTCTGGGTGTACTGCTGGGCATACTGGCGGTAGAGCGGGTCCTGTGCATAGCTGTACTGGAAGCTGTTCCGCTCCAGCAGCTGGCCGATGAGGTCTTCGATGCGGCCCTGATAGGCGCTCTCATACTTGCCCGGCCGGTTCTGCTGCCAGTTTCTCAGGTCCGCTGCTGCGTCGGTGACGCTCTGGCCGGGGGTGTACACCGCATTTGCCAGTGCATTCTCCACCTCTTTGCGGCTGTTCAGTCCCGCCGTTCTGTAGGAGGACTGGACTGCAGGCTGGGCAGTCACATCTTCCAGCAGCTGCTGTTCTTTCTTTTTCTCGGTGCTCATAAATTCTCCTTTCTCACTGGATGCTGTTCAGCCGGGCGCGCAGCGGCTCCGACATATTTTCCACGTCCAGATTGCAGAGCACATATTGTAATTGCTCCTGCATCTGGTATAAGTAGTTGCGGATGGCGCGGGCATCCTCCGCGTCCATGTTCTCGCTCAGATGGGGCAATCCGATCTTCGAAAGTCCCGTGACACTTGCCATGTTCAGTTCACCTCCTGTGCCAGAATGCCGCCCTTCGCGGCGGCGCTCGTCCGGGTCAGGCTGCGCAGGGTGAGCTGACCTCTGCCCTTCAGCCGGAGCCGCAGGCTCCCGCACCGCCTCGGCACAAGCGGAACATCGAAGCAGCGCCGCCCGTCGGCGGTCAGCTGGGCCAGTGTCTCCCACTCCCCGCTGTCGTAACTCACAGCCACCTCGATGCGGCTCTTCACCTCGGCCTCGAGCCGGAGCGTCAACCGGGAGAGATACAGCTCTTCCGGGCTGTCCAGCCCGATGTTCCCGCTGACGAGCTCGAAGCTCACGCCGTCCTCGATGCCGCCCGCCTGCTGCCAGTTCTCCTCCCGGTCTGCATCTGCGGCCCAGATGGCCTTTCCGTCCCAGAGATAGAGCTGCCCGCCGCTTCCGGCCATCTCGTAGGAGCAGACATCTTCCTCCTGCCAGAGCCCCCGTTCGGTGTCGTAGACCAGCAGCCGCACGGCCTGGGCTTCGCCGCTGCCCCGCACGAGGTGCAGATAATACCGCCCGTCCAGCGCGCCGCCCAGCGCCGACTTCACGTTCCGCAGCCGGGCCGGGTCGAGGGCCGTCGAGACTTTGGTGGGGATGCTGCCGTCCCAGGCCATCACGCCGTCGGGCGAGAGATAATAAAGCGTCTCGTTGATGACGCAGAGGCTCCGGGCAGCGCCCTTTGCCACGCCCCGGCAGCGCAGGCTGCTGAGCTGGAAATCCGAGGGCTTGGAGCCGTAAAGCTTGTGAAGGGTGTTTTCCTTGAAGAAAAGCGCGTATCCCATACAGGTAGCCGCGCCGGTAAACGCCCCGTCGCTGCCCACGGTCACGGCATAGCTGTCGGCGGCAATGCCCCGGTAGGAGAACCAGTTGGTGGGGTCGCCCAGCTTGCAGGCGTAGATGACGTTCTCCTTGTTGGAGCATCCCCACACCCGGTTGTCGCACTCGGTCAGGTAGTCCATGTCCGGCACCCGGCGTTCCAGCTCCACCACCTCTGCCGAGACGAACTCCCGGCTGACGCTGCCGTCCAGACTCACCCATCTTACCGCTGCGCCGGTGCGGGTCAGACGGCCATAGAACCACTCGCCGCCCGGGTCGGCCTTGACGCGCAGAGCATCTGCGCCGGCGTCGTAGACGATGCGGTCGCCGTCCAGCTCGTTCCACTGTCCGGCCTGTTCCGCTGCAGAGCCGGTGAGGGTCACGGTGTCCTCTGCCGCAAAGTCTGTCCCCACCCCCTTTGCCGAGATGCGGCAGTAGTCCAGCACCACCGCCGACCAGTTGCCGGACGCCTTACTATATACTTCCAGCGTGCTCTCGCTGCTCCATGGCTTTTCCGGGTCTTCCACCCGCAGGAAAAGCTGACCGTCCGTCGGCTTGTCGGGCTCAGCAGGGCCGCAGCCACTCACCTCGTAGACCTTGCCCTCCGCGTCGCAGGGTGCAAACTCTACGCTGGTGTTTTTGCCCGACCACACCGCGCCCAGAGCGCTCACCTTCCGGCTGGCAGTGTCGAAAGCCAGCTTGTCCGGGAAGATCAAGATCCTCGTCCCGATGCCCACCAGCGTTTTCCTGCCGTTCTCCACGGCGTCTTTCAGGGTCACTTCCATCTCATCCGTGTCATCCGGCGTGTAGACGAGGTCTCTGCCGCAGACGGTCAACAGGCCGTTCAGGTGATACATCCCGTTCAGGTCTGCTTCCTCCCGCAGCTTCCGCCGGGGCAGACGGGTGCTCAGGGCCGGGAAATTCCGGGCCGAAAAGTTGATGCCCGCGCTGTACTCTGCCTCGGTGCAGCTGTACGTCTCGTTCAGCCCGCCGAACACCCGCAGCATGTTCCGGGTGTTTTTCAGGCCGTTCCGGTTCGAAAGTATCATCTTTCTCCCTCCTTACCAGCGCCAGCTGCAGCCCCGGGCGGGCAGATTCTTCCGCCGCAGCCACGCGGCCAGTTCGGCTAAGATGCTGTTGTACTGAGCCTGCTCACCGGCGTACCGGTCGTTCTCGCCCAGAGCGGCGTCCGTCATGGCGCACAGATAGTGCGGGTACAGGCTGTCGAAGGGCGGTGGCACCAGCAGCACGTCGTCATCCCGCAGACCGTTGTCCCACGCAATGTCCGCGCCCACGCCCTCCCGGCTGTCGGCGCTGCTGGGCCGGAAAAATTTCTCCCGCAGCATCCCGTCCACCTCGCACAGCCAGCGCTGCCGGGTGCGGGCCGCGACACGGCTGCCCGGGCGCAGCTCTTCGGCCCGCTCCATCGCTTCTCCTACCGTCATAAAAAGCCTCCTTTCGCTTTTCCCAGAAAGGCCCG